AGATGGCAACCCGCTTTGAGTGGTATCATATCATCGGGTAAGATGAACAATACGGGTAGCGAGATTAGAATAGCTTATGACTTAGCTATGAGTACAGTTATTAGAGATACCACGAATATACTATTAGAGCCTATTAAAAAGGTTTTAAGTTTAGAGATGGGTATAGATTCTGATGATTTAAAAGTAGCTTACGAGCCGCCAATATCATTCTTATCAGATATTGACCCTAAGCAAGTGTTGACTATCAACGAACAAAGAGCTATGCTTGATAAAGATTTACCTGAAATAGAAGATGGTGAGCTTCTTATATCTGATAGACAAACAATTAGAGTAGAACGACAAAACAATGACGTATAATGGGAAATGTAAGAAAATTTGATAAATTTGTAACAGCATCAGAAGTTATTTCCACTTCTTTTACTAATCAAGCAACAGATGTAGCTTTAATTAGTGACACTATAATTGAAATTGCTGAACTTGCACACATCAAACCCGAACTTGGATTAGACTTTTATGAGGAATTAAAGATTCAAAATGACAGTTCGGGAACTCTTAGTACAGATAATCAAGCACTTATGAACTTTTATCTTAAACCTGCTTTATGTTGGTTTGTTAGATTTGAAGTCATGAATGAAATACAATACAATACAACATCAGCAGGATTAGTTGTTAATGTTTCTGATTTTAGCACACCTGCTAATGTAGAGCAGTTTAATCAAATGAAAAGTGATACTTTTAGAAAAGCTAAAGTATTACTAGATGATATGATTGCTTACATTACTCACGAAGATCAAGTAAACAATTTTCCTTTATATGGAAAAGATGGTGATAGCTCAATGCCTTTAGAAGATAATGCAACTAAGTTAAACGGAATAATATTTTACTAATGGCAACAGACTTTCCAAAAAAAGGTGATGATAAAAAAATTTCTTTACGAAATAGTGAAGAAAAGCAGTTTGACTATGAGTTTGCTAAAAATTTAAAAGAGCAACAACCAAAGATATGGAAAGCAGGTGGAAACATAAGAGGTAATGATGCTTTTATGTTGTGGGGTAGAGCTAGAAAAGGTGAAGATACAGAAGCTATAAGAGAATGGATAAAAGAAAGAGAATCGTGGGCAAAAAGACATTTTAGAGATGGTCAAAAATTTAAAGGCGATACAGAGCCTAATCTTAGTAATGTGGCGGGTGTTGTCGCACAAATTAAATGGGGTGTTATCGGAAATCTTGGAGAACGAGGAATGAAAGATGTTATCCTTGAGTTAACTAAAAAATTAGAAGGCAGAAAGGATAATATGAAAAATAATATAGACCACGATCTACACATAGAGTTTAGTCAAGAAATGATGAAAGAGCTACACGAAAATGGTGAGCTTGAAATGACAACTGATGAAATGGGTGAGCCAATAGTTATCAAGTTTATGTATGATGCTGAAAAAACTGATGAACCTATGAATGTAACTCCAACAGTTAAAAAAGGTCTTGAAGCTAAGGTAGAAAAGCACAACGAAGATGTAAAAGACTTAAAAGTTGATTGGAATCCAAGAGTTACTTATGCTAAGTTGGAGAAAGTCTTTGATAGGGGTATCGGAGCTTATAGAACAAATAGACAATCTGTTAGACCAAATGTGAAGTCTGCCGAGCAGTGGGCGTATGCACGGACAAATTCTTTCCTTTTTGTGATGCGTAAAGGTAGATTTCAAGGCGGTCAACATGACACGGATTTATTACCTAAAGACCATCCTATGAAAAAAGCTATGGATGATGCAGATAACTCACAGCATGTGAGAAAAAACTCAAGATGTCCTGATGGTTACGAACATAAAATGCCTGATGGTTCTTGGATGTGTGGTAGAAGGCATGGTGGTGGTGGTTACGCATCAAATATGGATGAGGTTGTAAACTTCTTAAATATTATGAAAGAAGAAATGATAACTGAAATTAAATTAAATAAAAAAAATAAAAAATAATGGCAAGAGAAAATATAACAGACTTAACAGGTCAGATGAGAATGTTAGGTCATACTATTGGTGCTGACGTTGAGGTTTTTACAACAGCAGCTCAAACAGGTAAAGAATTTTATGCTGTTCATTTTCCTGTAGAAAGTGTAGTTGCTAGTATTACTGCTTCTGACTGTACAGGAGAAGCTGCATTACAAACTACTTTACCCGCAGGAACGACATTGTTTGTTGGAATTATAACAGCTATTACATTAACATCAGGTATTGGAATAGGATATTCAGTATAATATGGCTAGTAACGAACACAGTTCTTTAGAAAACGCACAGCTTCACGTTCCAAAAGACTTTAGCACAGCATCTGCTAATACTGTTCTTACTAAGAATGGTAGTAATGCTTTGACTTGGGCAGATGATAATCTTAGAAGGACACACTTTGTTAGAGTTAACGGTTTCTTTAGCAAAAGCAATACAAGTGAATATGCACCTACATTTTCAGGTAACTCTACTCACGTTTGGGATACAGTAGTAACTGATGCTACTGCTGATGCACAAGATGCTGTTGCACAAGCACAACTATATTGTCTTAGAGATGGATATATCAATGCCTTTGGTGGTGTTGTAGCTGCAACAAGCGGTAAAACTGTAAACTTTAAAATTTATAAAGGGACTCCCGTTGATGAAAGTTCAGCAGCTATTGACCTTACTCAACTAGGTAGTACAGCTAGTGAAGTTGGTGGTGGTAACACAACTACTGATGTTTTTTCGGCAAGTGGTTTAGGCAGCACTCAAACATTTTCAGCAGGAGATATTATTATTGTTACTATATCAGCAGGTGCAGCAGAATCTACAACAGCAAGGTTTAACTCTACTATAGAAGTAGTATATACAGAGTAATATGTTAGGATTTAATTATGCTTTAAAATTAGAATCAAAACCTTCGGGTGTCTTTCAGTGCACAGATATTACAGGACTTCAACTTTGGTTTAGAAGGCAGTCTTTTATAACTCACGATACAGGTGTAATATCAAAATGGGAGGATATTAGTGGCAACAATAATGATGCAACTCAATCAGATAATGCAAAAAAACCTAGATATAGTGGTGCTTTAACAGTTGATTTTGAGGGTCACAATACATTAACTTTAGGTTCTCAAATAAACTTGGGTGCTTTTACAATAATTATGGCAATAAACCCTGATGAAACACAAACTTTAACTAATGAAGCTCCTTTGGGAAAAGGTGGTAATGACCAAATTAAAATGTATAGAGGTGGAGCTAATAACAGAATAGCGTTAAAGGCTAATGGTGTTCAGTCTGATATAAACCCTATGGGAACAACATTCCCTACATCACAATTTTTACTTACTTGTGTTAGAGAAGCAGGTGGAAGATTTAGAGTAAGAATAAATAAATCAGAAGTAGGTGCTGTTGTAACAGATGTAACAGACCTTTTTGATATAACTCAAATTGGCAGTGGAGATATTACAACAACAGAGTTTAATGGTTCAATAAATGAAATTGCTGTTTGGGATAGAGAGATTAACGCAACAGACTTAACTAATGCAGAAAATAACATAAGCAGTAGAAACGGAATATAAAATGGCACGAGTATCAGCAGCACAAGAAATAGCACTTATGAAACAAAGAATGGACTCTATGGAGGATAAATTAGATAAGATGGATGATAAGTTAGATATGCTAACCAAAAATCTTCTTGACCCTGATAAAGGTGTTGTTTCTCGTGTAAATAAAAATACTTCTGCTAGAGTTGTTATGCAAAAAGCATTATGGGGATTGTGGACTATTGTAATTGGTTCATTAGTAGCATTTTTCTTTAGTAAAAATGGCTAAATGATACAAAAAGACTTTACAATAAGTATAGGTAACATAATATGGATTATAGGTATAATCTTTACTATGGGGATAGCATATAGTCAAATTGGTCAACTAGATGAAGATATACAAGTTTTAGAGCAAAGACTAGAAAAAAAGATTAAAATAATAAATGAGTGTGAAGATAAAATACACGAATTAGAAAAAGACATAGCAAAAATAAATACTTGTAAACATAGAAGATAATGGAACAGATACTACAACTAATAGAAGGTTATGGTTTGCCTTTAGTTTTACTTTTAGGAGCTTTGTATGCACTTTATCGTTTTCTTGTTTTTTCGCTTTATGAGGTAAAAAATCAATTTTCACGTCATCATGAAAGAGCAGCAGATAACATTGAGGAAATGAAAAAGAAAATAGATATTATATTAGAATTTATAAAACAAAAAAATAATGGATTGTAATTGTGAAAGCATAGATAAATGTGTAGGAACTGAAGAAGTTATAAATTGTAAAAAACTTGTTGAAACTGCTGAAACTGCTGAAACTGCTGAAACTGCTAAACATATAGGTCTTGATGTTTTCATAGAAGATATGGAGTCTTGCCATAAAGATGATTGCGAAAATTGTGATTGCTAATGAAACTGCTATGTTTAAGATATAATCTTTCCTTAGACAGCACTAATGGTATGTTGTTTTATGAGGGTGTTGCAGGTTATGACTTTCTTTGTTATACACTAGAAGATGAGTATAGAAAAGAAAAGATAAAAGGCGAAACAATGATACCTTATGGAGTTTACGAAATTAAGTATAGAAAAGAGGGTGGATTTCATCAAAGATATTCTAAAAGAT